AAGTGGAACGTTCTCCCGGGCCAGTTATGGGCGCTCGGCGAGCATCGGATCATTTGCGGAGATTCGACTGATCCGGAGATCGTCTCTCGCCTAATGAGGAGCGAGCGAGCCGTCCTGTGCCACACTGATCCGCCTTATGGCGTCGACTACTCAGCCGTTGTTGAGAGCCGGGAGAATCAAAAGGTTGGTGGATGGACTGAGATCGACGGCGACGAACTCGACGATAAAGCGCTCGGCGACTTGGTCTCCGGAGCGCTTTCTTTGACCGACGCTCCAACGCTTCTTCTTTGGCATTCGTGGCGGCGAGTCGAGGTATTTCTCAATGCCGTTAGGCTTTGTGGATGGGAGCCTAATGCCGAGATCGTATGGGTGAAAAATGCGCTAATTTTCGGACGGTCGGATTACCAATGGCGGCACGAAACGTGTATTTATGCCAAGCGAGAAGGATCGCGTCGGCAGGATAATCGCAAGGAAACAACTGTTTGGGAGATCGACAAAATAACGGGAGCGCTGCATCCGACGCAGAAGCCGGTCGAATTATTCGAGAAAGGACTCGCCAATCACACAGAGATCGGCGAGGTATCCTATGATCCATTCTCCGGATCGGGATCACACGTGTTAGCGTGCGAGAATCTCCATCGGCGCTGTCGAGCCGTCGAATTGCTCCCGAAATATGTCGCCGTGACGCTTGAGCGCTGGGCCGATTTGACCGGCGGCGAGCCAGAACTGTTGGAGTCGTAAACGATGGCGCTGCGAGGGAAACAAAAGGCGTTTATAAATGCATATCTCGGCGAGGCGAACTTCAATGCGACCGAAGCCGCCCGCCTCGCAAAATACAAGGGGAATGACGCCACGCTCGGTCAAGTCGGTTATGAAAACTTGAGAAAACCTGAAATCAAAAAGGCGATTGCTGAGTTTTGGGAGCGAGACGCCATGAGCGCCGAGGAGGTAGTCTCCCGGCTCTCGGCAATGGCCCGGGCGGATATAGGCGAGTTTGTCACAATACATAATGTGCAAGGTAAGAAGCTGGCTGTAGTCGATCTCGACGTTGTCAAAGACCAAGGGCATCTTGTCCAAGAAATCGCGTATACTAAATATGGGCCACGAATCAAATTGTACAATGCTCGGGAAGCGCTAAAGGACGTGGCGAGGTTAAAAGGGATCGGCGAGAGAAAAGGCCCAATCCCGAATTTGAATATAGATTACGGGAGTCTGTCCGTCGATCAACTTCGGCGACTGGCGAACGGAGAGGAACCGATGAATGTCTTATCCGGAGGTTCAAGCTAATGCGCTGTTGGAATTGGAGAAGCGAGGCGAGCCATTGGAGCCGCCTCCGGAGGAGCGCCCACTCTTATGGGAGCCGAATCCCGACGATGACGATGGGACTCCCAATCCCCAGCGCTTGGCTATGGAATCGAAAGCCGATATACTCGGCTTTGGCGGGCAGGCGGGCGGCGGGAAAACCGACCTTATTCTCGGCTTGGCTGCGACTCAGCACAAGAACTCTGTTTTGTTTCGTCGCGTTTTTCCAAATCATCGGGCCAATGTCGAGCGCTCTCGAGAGATACTCAATCCCGAGGGTGACTCCCATTCCAAAGACTCCTATAATGAGTCACTCCATCGCTGGGTGTTGGATGGCGGGAAGCGGATCATCGAGTTTGAGGCTTGCCAATATGAGCAAGATAAATTCAAGCAGAGAGGTCGCCCTCGGGATTTTTACGGATTCGATGAGGCGACGGAATTCACGCGCAGCCAGTTCGATTTTATCATTGGCTGGAATAGGTCGACCGATCCGGAGCAGCGCTGCCGGATCGTTTTAACATTTAATCCACCAACGGATGAGGAAGGCGGCTGGGTAGTCGACTTCTTTCTCCCTTGGATAGCCCATCTATTTCCGGATGAATTCGAGCATCCCAATCCGGCGCTGCCGGGCGAGTTGAGATGGTACGCGACCATAGATGGGCAGGAAACGGAACTGAAGTCCGGCGAGCCATTCGAGCATAAAGGGCGAGTGGTAAAACCACTCTCTCGGACTTTTATTCCGTCGGCATTGTCGGATAATCCGCATCTCGCCAATACGAATTATGAGTCCGTCCTTCAGTCTCTGCCGGAACCGCTCCGCTCTCAGGTATTGGATGGGAACTTCGCCTCGGCTCGGGAGCGTGATCCGTGGCAAGTGATACCGGCGGATTGGGTAAAGCTGGCGCAAAAACGATGGCTCGAAATGGAGGCGCCGGTCACGCCAATTACCGGAGTGGGCGTCGACGTGGCGAGAGGCGGCAGAGATAAGACCACCGTGTGCCTTCGCCGTGATAATTATTTCGAGGAAGTCGTCTCATATCCCGGCGTTCTCACACCAGATGGGCCTACAGCGGCTGATCTTGTCCATCGGGCGATACCCACGCCGCCGGGATATGTAAATATAGACGTGATCGGCGTGGGCGGCTCGGCATACGACTCGCTGGCGCCGAAGTATCCTTCTCGAGTCGTGAATCCGGTAAATGCCGGGAGCGGGAGCGACTATCGAGATCGCAGCAAAACGCTAAAAATGCGGAACGTGCGAGCGGAATATTACTGGCGAATGAGAGAGGCTCTCGATCCTGTCCACGGCGACAATATAGCGCTGCCGCCCGGGAATGAAGTGATCGCCGATCTCTGCGCCGCCCGATACAAACCGACCACGGCGGGCATCCAGATAGAATCCAAGGATGACATTATCGAGAGGATCGGTCGATCTCCGGACGTTGGAGAGGCCATCCTTTTAGCTAATTTCCCGGGCCAGCCGAGAGGCGTGAATGTAGGATAACAGACAAAATCCGTCTGTTAAGATTCGACAGACAAAATCCGTCTGTTAAGATTCGACAGACAAAATCCGTCTGTTAAGATTCAGGAACGGCTGCGGAGGTAATATGCAACAGAAACCGAGTGCGTGGAAGCGAGCGAGAGCAGCAATCAGTTTTTACCGGAATGGATGGCGAGCGATCTCGCCTCGCTCCGGATCGCCTGCATCGACAAAGTCCTCGCCATTGATACTCCCGGCGTGGAGGGATGGCGAACCATTGTGGCAGTTGGTAGATTTCGAGTCCTATGCGCAGGAAGGATTCAACGAAAACGCCATTTTGTTTTCGGCTATTATGTACAAAGTCCGGTCGATCACCATCGCTCCACTGAAAGCGTATGGCGGCACACCGGAGGAGCCTAAATTGTTACCAGTCGCCCATCCATTACAGCGACTGGTCTCTCGCCCTAATCGCTGGCAATCTCAAGCCGAATTCCAAGGGCAAGCCGAGGTGTTTCTCAACATCGCCGGGAATGTCTACATTGTTCTGGATCGAGAGCGAGGAACGCAAGTGCCAAGGGCTATGTATTTACTCCGACCGGATCGCGTTTTTATCGTTCCGAGTAAAGACAAGCGAGAGATCATCGGCTTTTTGTACGTTCCGGAGGGCGCCTCCATTCGGGACGGCGTTCCTTACCTCGCCCAAGACGTCATCCATATCAAATACCCGAATCCACTCGATCCGATCGAAGGTCTCGGGTATGGTCTCCCGCCTGTATCCTCGATGGCTCGATCGGTCGATGTCGATAACTCCGTTACCAGATACCTTAAGCTATTTTTCCAAAACGGCGCGATGCCGCCCGGCGTCTTGAAATTCAATCATCCAATGGATGACACGATGGTCTCGGCGGCGAGAGAACGCTGGATGGAGATTTATGGCGGATTCGACAATTGGGCAGATATTGCCGTCCTCGATCAAGGCGGATCGTATGAGAAGTTAGGTCTCGACTTTAAAGAATTGGATATGTCTGTTCTCGACGCTCGGAACGAATCTCGGATGTCGGCTCCGCTCGGAGTCCCGATGACGCTGATCGAGAGCCGCCCGCAAATGGTGCAGTCTACCTACAGCAACAAATCGACCGATCGCGTTATGTTTTGGGAGGACACGATGGTGCCGGAACTGCGCTGGTTTGAGGTCGATTACCAGTATTTTATCCAAGGCGATAACGGAGAGTTCGTCGCTTTCGATCTCTCAAAAGTCCCGGCTCTCACGCTGACGCCAAAAGATCGAAACGATCTCGCAACGGCGGCGTTTACGGCGGGCGGCATTACCCGAGCGGAGTATCGAGCTATTCTCCCGTTTGCTGTCGATCCGGAAGCCGAGGATACTACTTCGCCGCCGTCCGAAGGCGCTCCGGAAGCCGAGGAAGAAGCCGAAAAGGAAGGGGAAGAAGTATCCGAAGAAGGGGAAAAGGGAGCGAAAGCAATATTCAACATAACGTATAATGTTTCGCCAGCAATCGAGAAGATGAAGCGCCAATTAAAAGAGATGGATCGCTATGCGTTCTGGGTGAAGTCCGACGAACTCGCAATCGACCATGAGGGCGACTACACGGACGCGACGCACGCAGCCTTTGAGGGCGACCGGCGAGCCGTCCTCGCCATCCTCGGCGCCAAGGGGAAGGCGGCGCTCTCGAGGAAGGCCACGGTCGACTACACGTCTGCGATCGCTAATATCGAGGAGTATTACGAAGCGGAAGGTCGGGCGGCGAGTAGCTGGTCGAATGAACTCGACGCTGCTATTGATTCGCTGGTCTCGGCGAAAGTGATACAACTGAACGGCGAATTCGGATTCGACACGCCGCCCGGCGACATCCTCTCGCAGAATTGGCTTGAGGAATACAAACTGGTGTTCGCGCAGCCGATCAATGAGACGTCATCCAAAGAGATAACGGCTCTCCTCCAGCAAGGGATCGACGAAGGCTGGGGAGCGGGCGAAGCCGTGAAGAATCTAAATCTTGTATTCGATCAATGGATCGATGGAGAGTTACCCGAGGAGGAGTTCGACTGGATCGCCCAGCGCCGTCCGTATCATCGGACTGAGGCGATAGTCCGAACAGAGACGATCCGAGCGACAAACGCCGCCTCGAATGCCACCTATGGGGTATGGGGAGTACAGCAAAAGGAATGGCTCGCCACCGGCGACGCTCGCGTGCGAAAGTCTCACAAGGCGGCAGACGGACAGACAGTCGCCATTGACGATGCATTCGACGTGGGCGGATCATCGCTCCGCTTCCCGGGCGATCCGGAAGGATCGAGCGATCAAACGATCAATTGCCGATGCTCTCTATTGCCGGTCATTTGATTTTATTTTGCAGCAAATAACAGCGCACGAAAGCGCACGAAAGCGCACGAAAGGAAAGGAAAATGGAAGGAATCGAGTTTAGAAATGGAGTTAGCGGTCAAGCGATTTATACCGGGAAATGCGAGTGCGGAGCGCCGGTCTCTTTTACTCCCGGCGGAAAGACGGTCACGTGTGGCGTTTGCCAGCGAAAATGGCAGGCGGAGCCGGTCAAGGTCAAATTAGTGCGACGTCCCAAAGGGCGAGCGAAGGGTGGCCCGAAAGAAACAAAGTAATTTTTTCTCTGCGCTTTCGTGCGCTTTCGTGCGCTGTTATGGCACAAAGGTATCGAGAGGGCTATCGACAATGCTCGCTGAATATGATAAACTTAAGGCGGGCAAGGGAGGCGTTATGCCGAAAAAAGCGATGGAACGAAAATCATTCGAGGCGTTTGTTACCAAATCCAATGCCGCCGAGGGAATTATCACGGCGATCTTTTCCGTTTTCGGAAATATCGACCACGGACTCGACTTAATACACAACGGCGCGTTTACTAAGACCATCGTCGAGCGAGGACACAAGGTGTTGGTATTGGACAACCATCGGACTCAGTCCGTTGGAGACGTGATCGCCAAGACGCTGAGTTTGCGAGAGTTGAGTCGGAATGAACTTCCGCCGGAAATATTGGTGAAGTATCCCGACGCGACCGGCGGCGCCGAGATCACGTGTCAGTTTGCTCCCGATCCGGAGTCCGACCGGAGGAGCAGCGAAGTGTTCTTTAGACTCGCAAAGGGATGGGTCGGAGAATGGTCATTCGGGTATGACGTCCTCGATTGGGACTACGAGACCTTAGAAGACGGCAGGACTATTCGGAACATTCGGACGCTCAAGTTATACGAAGCGTCTCCCGTACTTTGGGGAATGAACGAAGCGACGGCGACCACTTCGGCAAAGGGAGAAGAAGCCGGAAAGGAAGCCGAAGAAGTATCCAAGGAAGGAAAGGAAGCCGGAAAGGAAGCCGGAAAGGAAGCCGAAGGAAAACTCGCAGATTTCGCAGCGACTGTGACCGCTCGGGATTTAGAGCGGGACATCTACGAGGAGCGATGGGAGATGGACTCGGCGCTCTCCTCGGTTTTATTCGAAGCGCTGCGTGACGAAGAACTCGACGTCGACGCGAAGATCGAACTGATCGAGCAATCCCTCGCCCAATTCGGCGCTGCCATGCTCGACTGGTCTCGACGTGCGCTCGCCGCCGAGGACGCCACCGAGGTCGATCTTTTTAAGGCGTTTGGTGTCGTGCCGGGAGTCAAAGCGGAGAGCAAAGCGGGCGCCGTTTTGAGCAAACAGAATATTGCAAAGCTAAAAGCCGCTCTTACTACGATCTCGGAAGTGCTGGATAATGCTGGCGCTTTCGACGAAGGCGAAGCCGAGAGCGGAAAAGATAATGATGGGCCGGACAAGAAGTCCACAGGAACACCCACCTCCTCCGAGGAGGCCGGGCCGTTTGAGGGCCAGCCACCTATCGAGATCGATGAAGCATTACTCGAAATCGAATTAGAGAAACTAAAATTGTTGGAGGTAACATTATTATGAAACTGCACGGAACGAAAATTCTCGATCAAACCAAACAGGCGACTGCGCTGTTCGATGAGGCGAGAGAATTACTCTCTGCCGAGGATGTGTCCGCCGAAGATCGCCAAGTCGCATTCGACAAAATCGGCAAAGCGAAAGACATCACAGCCGCCGTTGAAGCGCTAATGGAAATCAAGGCGGGCGGCGAGGCTCTCGCTGACGCAGCCGATGAGGTCAAGAAAAATCGACCGGCGGGCGGCGATCAGCAAGGGCAGGAAGCCGACAAAAAGTTCACGTCGATGGGCCTTTACTACAAAGCCGTTTATGGTCAGACATTCCGCAATCGGGCGGACACTCGACTGGTCGCTGCCAAGTTTACGGATGAGCCATCCAATGGCGAGCATACCAATTCCGACGGCTGGTTTGACGGAACAAAGGATTTAGTCGAATCTATCGGCGCATCCGGCGGCTTCTTGGTGCCTGTTGAGCAAAGCAACACGCTTTACATGCTCGATCCCGATCCGCTCCATATCCGATCCCGGGCCACGATCATCCCGATGCGACGTCGCTCGATCCGCATTCCCGTACTCAACCAAACCGGCACGACAGCCGGACAGCCTCACTGGTACGGCGGCGTTTTAGCCAAATGGACTGAGGAGACCGGCGAGAAGGAAGAATCCGAGCCGAGCTTCCGCCAGATTGAGTTAGTCGCCCACAAACTGGTATGCTACACAGAAGCGGGAGACGAACTCCTCGAGGACGCTGCCCAATCTCTGGAAAGTTTGCTGGGCGCTCAATTCCGAGGCGCCATCGACTGGTACGAAGAAGACGCATTCCTGACCGGAACCGGCGCGGGACAACCTCTCGGCGTTATCAACGCCAATGCGACAATCCGTCGCCCTCGGGCAGCCGCAGGCGCCATTGGGGTAAATGACGTGGTGAATATGTTGCAGGACTTCCAAGGGGTGAATCCCGTTTGGATGGCGAGCCGACAGGCGCTCTCTCAGCTAATGCTGCTGAATGGCCCAGCCGGAAATCCCAGCTATGTCTTTATGCCCAGCGCCCGGGAAGGAATGCCAGCCACGCTGTTTGGGTATCCGCTCATCTTCTCTGAGCATTGCCCAGCATTAGGCTCCGAAGGCGATCTCGGCCTTTACGATTTCAAAAAGTATTTAGTTGGCGATCGTTCTGCGACCACCGTCGACGCCTCAAAGCATTACAAATTCCAGAACGATATTACCAGTTGGAGAGCCGTCCATCGAGTCGACGGTCAACCGTGGCTGTCCGATCCTTTCACGCTCAAAGATGGCTCGACTCAAGTCTCGCCGTTTGTCATCTTGGATGACGCTGTAGCGACCTAAAGTCGGCAGCTTGGCTCATAAGCAAATAATAAAGTAGTACCATAGTATTGGAGGTATGTTTTATGTACACTGAAAGAGTTACCGAAGACACCGCTCTCCTCGACGTGCAATCTCCGGATGATCGAGGCGCTGGGACTCACAACGGCGCTTGGGTAAATATGGCATTGTATCCTCGGGCGATTATGGAAGTGTTCGTCGGAGATATGGCTGCGGGAGCGACGCTCGATGCCGGTATCCAGCAGGCGACCGACGCAGCCGGGACAGGCGCGAAGGCCATCGCCGGGAAAACGATCACCCAGCTGACGCAGGCGGGCGGCGACGTTGGAGCGAATGTCGCCATTGAATTGCAATCAGAAGAACTCGACGTCGACGGCGGATTCAATTTCGTGCGCCTCTATACCACGACTGCCGTCGGGACGGTCATCCATTGCGCCGCCTTGAAGGGAGTTGGGTCAAGATTCAAACCTGTGCCAACCACGAATTACACTGAAATCGTTGGCTAAGTAAAACAAATATTTGAGCGGGCGGCTCCGGTCGCCCGCTCGGAAGGAAGCGCAAATGGGCCGTGTATGGGTAAAGGCGCTGACGATAATCCGGACGCTCGACGAACACGCGCAGCGTGTAGTCTTTCAGCCGGGCGATTGGTTTACAGCCAACAAACAAGATATTCGTAATTGGCTCGCCAATGATCAAGTCGAGCTTTCGAATCCGGCGACGATGAACCGAGTGCTTCCGCCGGAATGCGGGATCGTATGCACGACTGAGATCGACTACAAAAACGATGCACTGGACGTTATATTCTCCGATCCGGCGCTCTCATTCACTCGCACTCTCATTTGGAATCCCAAGCTATTATTAAACAACAATCTATTACCGGCGGCGTTTGGACTATTGTCGAAATGGGAGATTCTAGTCCCGATCTCTGACTATAGTATGCTGGCGGCTGATATAGGCACTGCCGAGGATCGAGAGAGGACAAGGGCGATTATTCACGATCTCCGAGTCCCGGTCTATGACGTCCGGATGATCTTCGCCCGGCGCTGTTTGGCGACCACGAAACTGCTCGCCGTGTATGCCGAAGAGATGGAATCCGGAGGAGATGATCGGCTCGCATTCCTGCGGGCGCTTTACGTGGTCAAGCCTTATATTTTGGCGCTTCCCTCGATATGGGCAGAGAAATAGGCGGCGCGTCATGACGTCCACCGGCGTGGTATATGTCGCTTACGGGAACGCTGCTCGGATCGAGGCTCGGGCGAGCATTGCCTCGCTCCGGAGACACAACCGATTCCCGGTC